ACCCTGAACATATAACAGAGGCAATTGGGTTTCCAGTATTAACTAGAGGAACATATAGACTTCGTCACTACACTAGAGATTTTAATGATGAACAGCTTGACCCAAAAACTGCAGTAGAAATACAGGGTGAAATTGCAAAGGTATTTGGAATTTCAGTTTATGAAGGTTATGTTGGTGACACTAAAGTCTTATTGAGTGCAGAAGATGTTTATTGAGTCAGTTTTAAAAATACACGGAATGGTCTTCAAACCACAGAAAGACCTAAAAGAACCAAAATATAAGAAGTTAAAGATTTGGAATCAGGGGTGGGAGACTATCGATATAGGTACACCACCTACAGGGAACGCTGTTGTTAAAGAGATTCATCAGATACAGGATGAACATAGAACTGCAACAGACGAACAGAAACAACAATACATTAATTGTGATCTAGATGCAGCGTACTATATGAAAGAGTACATGGATGCACATGATCTACCATACGATGAGGATGAGATTGAATACATTGAAGAACAATGTGTACCAATCATAAGACATTACAAAAACTTTTACAATAGACCAAGACCATATCAAGTTGCAGAAGAACTAGGTATAGATTTTGATCGATTTGTATCTGATACTGCAAAGACACCAGCATTTCCAAGTGGACATACAGTTCAACCTATAGTCGTTGCAGAGTATTATGCAAAGAAATACCCACAACATAGAGCAGGACTCATGAAGGGTGCAAAGATATGTGGTTATGGAAGAGTAATCGCTGGAATGCATTATCCCTCAGATTATGATGCTGGTGTGAAACTAGGGGAAGGACTTATAGATTTCCTAAACATGGGATTGAAAGAAGATGCACCAGTTAACTCAACAGGTGGTGGAATATCTATGCCCCCAACAATGAAAAAGAAGAAGAAGAAAGATGAAGTCCTAAAAAGATTCTAATATATTATGAAATTTCTGAACGCGTTAGCATTATTAACAAGTCTAGGTATCGCAGGTATCGCTGCATACTTTTCTGTATTAGGACTTGCAACTATATTTGCTGGTGCATATCTCGGTGTCGTAATCATGGCATCTGCATTAGAGTTTGGTAAGATAGTTACAGCTGCATATGTACATATCTTTTGGAATAAACTAGGTGCAATCAAATACTATCTCTCATTCTCAGTATTTGTTTTAATGTTAATCACATCACTAGGAATATTTGGTTACCTTGCAAAGGCATCCAGTGATACATCCTATGCAACTGCAGCTGCACAACAAGAGATTGATAATATCGATGCAAGGATAGATCGAGAAGAGTTACAATTAACTCTAATTAATGAGAGAATTGATAGTTTATCAACAGGTGGATTAGATGTAACAGACTCAGTGAATGCACAAATAACAATTAGAGACGGTGCATGGGACAGAGTACAGGGTGATATAGACTATGCAGAGGAACAGATTAAGAGTCTAAGAGATCAACAGACTGCATTAGATACTGCCGTATCAGAACTCAGAGATAAGGGTGTAGAAGTGATTACACTGGACGATGGTGGGGTGTTTAGACAAGGTGAAACAGAGAAGATAGATTATGTTGCACAGGCAGATGCATTATATGAACAACAGTCAGAACAGAGACAAGAGATTCGTACAGATATAAAATCACAACAGGATAATATAGACAAGTACAGAGAACAAGCACAAACAACCATCAATAATGCAAATGCAGAGATCAATAGACTCAGAAACCTATCAACAGGTGATGCAGAAGATAAACTCCAAGAGATTGAAAAATACAATGGACAAATTGATGGGATATATGATACAATACAAGAACTCAGGGAAGAGAAGTTTCCTTTTGAACAGGAACTACTCGGATTCGAGAGAGAAGTAGGCCCAATACAATATATTGCAGAGGTGATCTATGGTCAAGATGAATCTGTCAAGTACCTTGACAATGCCATAAGAGCCGTAATCTTTGCGCTGATATTTGTTTTTGACCCTCTTGCAATACTTCTTCTCATCACATCGGTAGGGTTAATCTACACTAGGATAGAGGAAGAGAAACCCAAGGTTGTGGAGAACAGATATGTTATCCAAGTACCTAAGAAGAAGCTAGAAGAAATACAGAAAAACACCTTGTCAGAACCACATACCTAATGTATAATAGTAAGTATGCTATGGTTGGAAAGGAAATACCTTTCAATGGTTGTATCCTCGTTGGATATGGCCAAATGGAAGAATGAGAATACACTAAATCACCGTTGTCCTTATTGTGGGGATTCCCAAAAGAATCAATACAAGGCAAGGGGATTTCACTTTACTGTAGAACAAAACTTCATCTACAAGTGTCATAATTGTGGTAAATCTACCTCAAGTGTGAACTTCCTCAAAGATCACTTCCCAATTATTCACAAAGAATATATAAAGGAATGGTTAGCAGAACAGGGTAAGAAACCAAGAACAAAAAAACAGAGAAGTAGTAATGATTTCAAGTTCACTCCGCGTAAAGAACTTCTAAATATGAAAGAAGTCGATTTGACAGCATTGTGTTTTCGTGCAAATGAGAAGTCAGACTCAAGGGATTATCTTGAATCAAGGAAAGTTCCCAAAGAACAGATAGACAAATTATGGTTCGTGCCACAAGCACAAACACTTGCTGGATTCTCAGAGAAGTACAAGAGTAGGGTTCTTGGTAATGACCCTCGAATCGTCATTCCATTCTATGCACAGGATGGAGAATTGATTGGTATCAGTGGTCGTGCAATAAATGATTCACCATTGAGATATTTAACCATGAGATTCGTAGATGATGTTCCACTCATCTACAACCTTAATAATGTGGACAAAACAAAAACTATCTTTGTGACGGAAGGCCCACTAGATAGTTTATTCCTTCCAAACAGTATTTCAGTCGGTGGAAGTGATTTTAAGAAAATAGATAGAGAATTAAAAGACAAAGCAATACTCGTATATGATAACGAACCAAGAAGTACAGAAATAATTAAAAAGATCACTGAGGTCATTGACGATGGGTGGTCAGTCTGTATATGGAATGATAGAAGGATATCAGATTATAAAGATATCAATGATATGATTCAGGGTGGGTTGACTCAGGATGAGATTGTGGAGATTATTACTTCGAATACTTATAGTGGCCTGTCAGCAAAAACAAAACTATCGGAGTATAAAAGGATATGAATCAGAACGGTAATGGTGGAATCAAAGTTGTCAAGTCAGACGGAAGTAAAGTATCAATCGATCTAGATAAAATCCATAGAATGGTAGAGAAAGCCTGTAGGAACATTACAGGTGTATCAGAGTCATCTGTAGAAATGAACAGTGGTCTACAATTCTATGAAGGAATAACAACAAAAGAAATACAATCAATCTTAATCAAGTCTGCACATGATTTAATCGATGTTACTAATCCTAATTACCAGTTTGTAGCTGCAAGACTATTACTGTTTGCAATTCAGAAACAAGTATTTAATACCAAGTGGAAGGACAGTGAAATCTATCCACCACTTGATGATATCATCAGAAGAAACATTGATGCTGGTGTATATGACTCTCAGATTCTAGAACAGTATGAAGAAGATGAGATTGCAAAATGTGACTCATTTATTAAACACTCAAGAGATTTAAACTTTACATATGCTGGACTACAACAGATCGTAGACAAGTATTTGGTACAGGATAGATCAAGTGGTGAAGTATTTGAGACACCTCAATTTATGTACATGCTTATTGCAATGACATTATTTCAAAACTACGACAAAGAGGTTAGACTAGACTATGTCAAACGATACTACGATGCCATATCAACTTTCAAAATTAACATACCAACACCAATCATGGCAGGTGTTAGAACTCCACTCAGACAATTTGCATCTTGCGTTCTCGTTGACTCCGATGACTCATTACCAAGCATCTTCTCAAGTGACCACGCTATTGGAAAATATGTTGCACAACGAGCGGGAATTGGTATCAACGCTGGAAGGATTAGAGGAATTGGTTCAAAGATTAGAGGTGGTGAAGTCCAACATACGGGAGTTATACCGTTCCTCAAGAAGTTCGAATCAACCGTTAGATGCTGCACGCAGAACGGTGTCAGAGGTGGGAGTGCTACAGTCCACTTTCCAATCTGGCATCAAGAGATTGAAGACATCCTTGTCCTTAAAAACAACAAAGGAACCGAAGACAACAGAGTTCGTAAGTTGGACTACTCAATACAATTATCCCAAATCTTTTACCAAAGGTTTTTGGAAAACGGAGAAATAACTTTATTCTCTCCACATGATGTGCCTGGCTTATATGAAGCATTTGGTACAGAAGAGTTTGATGAAATGTACGAGAAGTATGAGAGAGCAACTTCCGTACCTAAAACAAAAGTCAGTGCAAGAGAACTAATTACAGATTTACTAAAAGAAAGAGCAGAGACTGGCAGAATCTATATCATGAATATAGATCATAGTAATACTCATAGTTCATTCAAAGATAAAGTGAACATGAGTAATCTATGTCAAGAGATAACATTACCTACAGACCCTATCGATCATATTGATGGAGAGGGTGAGATTGCATTGTGCATATTATCTGCAATCAATGTAGGTATT